CCCGATTGTGTCACTGACAGGGACCAGCACAGACGAATCGGCCACGTTACCAGAGTAAACGTAGCCTGCTTCGTCATTGTCAATCATCATCAAGTCAGGAGACGATGCTGCCAGTAAGGCCGAGTACGACCCACCAGTAGAGCTGGTCATCACGGCATGCGTCCACGTGAGACGATCGTCAGGCGTGAAAGTAGCTGGTGTACGGTCATCCAGATTGCCGCCAGCACCTGTCGGGCTGAACTGGAGGCGTTGCACGCCCCATTGACTGAATGCGTGCACCGAGTTGATGCCGTTCCGACTATCGACCATAAGTGACCGAATCGGACCATTCGCCAACGTACTCATTGCTCTATACCCGCCCATTTTCATGGGACGCTGACGCTGCCACCGGACCCATACGCAATCGTTGTAGTAATCGGAGTCCAGAGAAGTGCCATCTCGCCGGACACCCGGCTGTGAGGTAAGCTCGAATAGTTGATCTGGCATTATTTCACTCGGACGTTTCTGTCCTCTTTACGATCACCGTCCTCGGCGACGATACCACCAACAGCGATTTGATATTGCTGCATCCACTTTTGTTCCGCAGCTGGGTTTTTGCACCACATAGTAGCTTCAAGCATTGTGGCAAAAAACAGAGTCTGTGGGGCGTTGAGGGTGATCCAGTTTTCTTGGTGAGTGTCATTCAGCGGCTCCAACCGAGCATAGTACACAAGCTCGAATTCAATTGGCTCTGCGGGAGTCGGAGCTACGTAGAAGTGCTGAAAGTTATAATCAGCGTAATAAGCGGGGATGCCAGTTCGGAGAATCTCCGGCCAGAACCGCTTAATATACTCCAATGAGCGAAGCTTCAAATCGACCCACTTATTGCCGATTTTAATCGTAAAACTGATAGTTTCGCGCCAAAAGACCGGCTTTGGTTGGATGTTGGAGACATCCAGCACGCTGGTCACAACAGCTTGAAAACCCTCCTGCTTCATATCTGTAGCAATGCGGTTTTCAGCTAGGTTGATAAATCTTGGAATCTGTGCCTTGAAAGCGTCATCCTTCCGCTCCATCCAAGATGGGAGCATTTCCACCAACGCTTGGTAGTTGATGCTTACTCCGGGTGCGTCTGGTGTAGCCATTATGTCACCGCTCCATCAGGTGGAGTGACCGGGAAATGAACATCCGGGAACACTGGCGGAGGTGGCGGAGGCACGTACGGAGGTGGTGGCGGATCATGTGGCTCGTGGATTACGTCCGGCGTGCTTCCCACAGTGGGATCGGGGATGTTGCGGGTCCACTTCGGGAAGCTGTTCACGATATCGGCCACCGCTGGCATCGGGTTGTGATTGCCCCGCACTGTGGCAATCACCTCGTTAATCCGACTGATGACGGCCAACCGCCAATCTTTCAACGTGGCCGCATCCCTCCCGGCCTGATTGGTCGGGGTTCCCGGTACCGAGGCCACTGCATCGGCGATACTGTCAAAACCAACAGCTCTGGCGGCCATATCCATCTGGTCGGTAGCAATCTTCGTCAGTAGAGTATGCTTTTCCCTGTCAGTCGCCAGCCAGCCGATAATAACCGCTTCCGTCGCCATTGGCGGAATATCTACGATCAGCCAATGGGTTGCTTCCCAAACAGCTGTCTTGCCAGTTGGAATCACAGGAGGCGCAAGGAACGTCGAGAAAGCTGGCAGCAGGAAAACGCCAGGCTCGGCCGGGGATTCCATGGCGTCCGACTCGCCGGATAAGATCTTTGTGGTTGCGTCGAAAGAGTAAACTTTTGGCATCTTAGTACCTCAGATAGATCGGGTACGCCATGTTGCGGACAGTGTTCTGCGCTGCACCAGCTGCGGCAATCGAAAGGCCGGTACTAGCGGCTGAGTTGTATGTTCCGGTGTAATTTCCGTAGATGCCGATGCCCGTACCCGCACCGTTGATCGTGACGTTGTGGCCGTGTGAGCCATCGCCGGCAATGCCAATACCGACACCTGAGCCATTCGTACCAGAGCCAACAGATGTTGCTACACCGGCACCAGAGAAAGGGAAGCTGCCCCCGGTATTGGCGCTGTTGTAAGCTTGCGTTGTGTGCCCGTGGCCCGGATCACTCACACCGTGCCCGTGGTAGCCTTGCGCATCTGTAGAGGCTGCGTGTGCGTGGCCGCCATCTGCGACACTGTGGGCATGCGTCGGATCGTTCAGTGTGTGGTTGTGGCCGGGATCACTGATACCGTGGTTGTGCGTCAAGTTGGCTTGATCCTGATAGAAGCCCCACGGACGACTCGGATCTAGACCACGCCCATTATCCCATCCACGAAGGTGAAGGCCACGCAGATCAGGAATCCGAAAAGTAGTAGAGCCATTACCAGTGCTAAAATATCCGAAATAGCCATTCGTCCATGTTGTCTCATCGGTGACTCCTACAGCTTGTGCGTAGGCCCACAGATCAGCGTAGGTGGCCCGACTGACAAGTGAGCCATCGCAGAACAGAAAGCCGGAACGTGCAATCGCACCTCCGACAAAATATTTGAGTTCGCCAATCAGTGCCTTTTGACGGAGTGCACTGTTGATTGTGATTTCACCGGTAGCCCGGTTGATGCTAAGTGGAGTACCCAACAGGGTACCAGCATCGTCGTATCTACTGATCTGGTAGTCGCTGCCAGCATTGGTGCCAGATTCAGGAGAGTTATTAACGCCTTCCGTCCATCTTGGAAGAGTATTTGTGCTGAACTGCACGAGGCCATTAGCACCTGCTGGACGTTCTACGATAACAGAAGCACTGCCAGCTGTGCTCTTGACATCCAGGAATGGATTGGCTGCACCGACCACTTGCAAGCCAGTTCCCGACATCTTTACGACTTCGGTACCACTCGACGAGAAGCTCACCTGACCCGATGCAGGAGAGAAAAATCCGTTGTTCGTGCCGTTGATTGACACAGACGGCGCAGACGCAGTACCTGCGCCATACGCCACCTGCTGAACGCCGGACGTTGTAGTCGCAGCGTTCGTTACGTTGATGCCATCACAGAACAAGATGGCACTTTGCAATTGCGGAAGCGTAACGGTTAATCCGACACCGGCGGTTTTGAATCGAAGAGTGAACGCACCTGTTGTTTGATTCGTGACGAAATAGACTTGAACGATTGACGGCAGAACGATATCACAGTTTGATAGGAGTGCACCATTGTAGTTTTGCACGACGTTCGCAGCTTCCGTCAAAGTCAGCACGACAGTGCCGCCAGTCACGGTTTTTTGTAGCTGCGTAAAAGCAAATTGAGTGCTGCGCCCCCGGCCAACGGTCGTCCAGAAACTCGAAGACGATGCGGAGTGTAACCACAGGCTCTCGTCAGCGTTCAGTACAATCGAGGCCACGCCGTCGATCAGTTGACCGCCGGATGGCTGCAAAGTGAGGGCGCCGGTACCCTGATTGCGGATTTCGCAATTGAAGTCGGCCAGTGTACTCGCAGCAGGAAGCGTGAAGATGCCAGTGCCACCGTTCCAGACGAGCACTTTATCGCGATGAATTTCTGCCAGAGTGGTCGGAACCGATACGGTAGTGACCGGAAAAGCAACGTTTAACTTCGCACCAACGGCCTGTAAACCGGCTCCGGCAGACCCCGCAATGTCTAGTGTACCGGTTCCAACCCCGAGGAGAATGGACTGCCATTCTCCGCTCTGTGTGGTGTTGTCCGATAGGAGAATTAGGCGGCGGCCTCCTGGCGGAACAGTGATAACCGGATCACCCGTGTTGGTTGAAACAAGATAAGCAATCGCACTGTTGTTGATGAAGACGATAGACTCACCGGGAGCAGCTTCGCGTGCATCCGGCAGGTAAATAATCAGATTTGCCAGTGCCGGAGTAAAGTTCATCACTTTCGCGAGAACGTTATCCTTTGTAGCATACGGAGGCCATTGGACGTACTGATGTGCATCACCCGTGAACTCACGGTAAGCTACATCCGCTGGCTGAATGGAGGTACCGCCAAAGCGGTCACTGTAAGCTGTCATGGCATCTCCAGCGGTACATCAGGACGCGGATGCTGCAACGAGATATCTTCTGTCTGTCGAGCAGGCAGACGGTACGGATCAAACTCGTCCATGCATCCACCAGATTTGCATACCCGAAGGCCCGGTGAGTTTGGATCAGGAACCAAATCAACATAAGCTCGCTTCATCCGGCACCGGTCGCAGATTGCAATCGATACTACGGTGTTGTGGCTCGTATCCAGAAACTTGGGCATGTCATCACCTATGCCGTGTAGCCATCGATTCGCGGAGTCATGCGGTAAGAAGAGCCGTCCGACTCTCCTCTACCCGCTTCCTGCGTGTAGTAGGTGGCTTGTCCAGTGATAAACTCTAACCGCCCCGGTGGCAGCTCACCCGGTGGAATTTCGAGGCAGAGTCGCATCGCCAGGGTGAAAATGATGCATTCATACCAACGGGCAGGGACCGCAAGCTCGTTTGACAGCTCACCAATGTCCTCAATCTGTCCATGTTGATAGACAACGATTTGG